TGTGCCTGCAATGCCGCCACAAATAGATCCTACTCAAACTGGATTTATATTTAAAGATGTGAAGCCAGTTGGTCCACTTCTAAATAAGTTTGAAAACAAAAGGTTAAGTTCTGGCATGGCGCAAGGTGAAGTAACAACTCTTCCGATTAGATCAATGTACGCTTCACAAGCCAATGTAAATCCAGACTTTAAAACAACGGAATCAAGCTCTGGATCTCTCCCATTAGTTATAAAGAAGAATAATGAGTTATTTGTATCTGATGGTCACCACAGGCTAACAAAATTAGCATCAGAAGGTGAGCAAAACGCAAGAGTTCGTTTAATTGATTTTGATGAACCTACAGATACTCCATTGTTAAATTATAATCCAAATCAATCCGCAGAAGATGATGCTTTATTAGAGCAACTTTTTGGCGTCTTACCCAAGGAAAGAAAATAATGGCAACGTATAAAGGTAAAAGCGTATCGCTTAATAAACCCCGTCGAATAGCCAAGGGCGAAACATCCTATGGCAAAAAGAAGTCTGTGGTCTATGTGAAGGACGGCGATAAGGTAAAGCGCGTGACCTTTGGCGACCCCAAGATGACTATTAAGAAGACCCAGAAGGGGCGTCGATCCAATTTCAGAGCGCGTCATAACTGTGATAACCCCGGTCCCAAAACTAAGGCCAGATACTGGTCATGTAAGGCTTGGTGATATGGGAAACCCAGTAAAAGGTGCAATTAGTCAGCTTGGTGATAGAGTTATAGGTTCGCTTAAAAATATATTTAATGAACCTACATACTATCATGGCACTTTTTCAGATATAGAAGAATTTGATCCAAATATGGTGGATATTGGTATTCATGTTGGAACACAAGAACAAGCAAATGAGCGCATAAAAGACTTAATCGAAAAAAGCTATGATGAAGTTCCATATCAAGGCGCACAAATATTACCATTAAAAATTAATGTTAAGAACCCACTTGTGATGCAAGATGTCGGGATGTGGAACGACTCAGAGCAAGTCTTTAATCATTTATATGAAAGAGCTAGTGGAAAAAATCTGTTTGGAGATCCATCAAAAAAAGGATTTGAACCAGACGAAAAACTATTAAATACACTTAATAAAAAAATTGATTATGAAGATTTACTTGATACTTTTGAAAGTTTTGGTGATCGAAGTGCTTGGCAAGACAGCATGGAAAATAGAGAATTTCTTGATGAGCTAAAAGAAGTTTTAAAAGAAACTGGGTATGATGGAGTCCAATATAAGAACTTTGTTGAATCAACGACTGGTGGAAGGGGAGAACTTTTACCAGAGGCAAAAGATAAAATTAATTTAATAAATGCGGAACTTAGAGAAATAAGCGAAGCTGCTGCCAAGCGAAAAGATGTTTCTCTTCCAGATATAAATGATCCAGACGCAGATGCTAAAATACAAGAGTGGTTAAAAACTAACAGTGAAAGCCTAAAAACGCCCGAAGAAATTGCAAGAGAATATGAGCTTGTTGCTTTGCGCGATGAGCTAGACAAACAGAGAACATCATCAGATAGCATAATTGTTCTTGACCCAGAAAATATTAGATCAGTAAATGCAGCATTTGATCCCAAAAAAGTAGATTCTTCAAATTTGCTTTATTCTTTGCCAGCTAGTGGCCTGCTTGGTTATGGTGCTTTAAAAGAATTGTCAGACAAAGATGATAGAGGCATGTAATGGCAAATCCAGTAAAAGGTGCAATTAGTCAGCTCGGTGATAGAGTTATTGACACAAGCAAAGGGTTTTTCGAGGCAATTCGTGATGCCTTTGGAAGAGAAAGTGCGGGAAATACTCAAATAATAAAATCAGAAGTTCAGTCTTTTCCATCTGTTCCAGAACCAACAATAGATAACGCTCCTTTGATGGCAGTGCATAATACAAGCCTTGAAGGTGTATTGGCTGCAAACGAAATCGGCGGCATTCCAAGCCCATCTATTGGCATTTCAGATCCAGCTAACTTGCAGCAGTTTGGTGAAATCAGCTTAATTATGGACCCAAATAAGCTAAAGCCAAACATGAACATCTATCCGACAGATGCTTACACAGGCAGACAGCCAAAGGGTGATGTGAAAATAGTAAACCCCAAGCAATTCAAAGAACGGCTAAAGGCAGATGTTAATCTAGGCCACATGGCTGATTACGCAGCTATGTTTTTAAACAAAGGCGACCCTGAAGAAGCAGATTACACACTTAAAGTAATCAATGCGGCTATAGACAATAACTTAGTTAAGCCCAAAGATTTTAATAACATTGAAGAGTTGTTTGAAGAATCCAAAAAATTGCTTGGATATGACCGTAACAACATGAATTTTCTTAATCAGTATGACGGACTCAAAGAATATGCAGATGTAAGAAGATTGCTACCGCCAAAAGATCCATACTATGATGATGGAAGTAGGCGTCCAGATGCACCTTACACAGCGCAAACGGTTTTAAAGGCCATGCGCCAAGGCGACTTTGGTCCAATGTACATGCCAGCATCCGAAGAATATGCGCAAAACTATGCAGGAGCGTTTAGGGCAGCAATGTCACGGCCATTTAAAAGTATTGATGAAGTCAAAGATGCTAGAGGCCAGATTTTTGTTGAAGAGAGAGATAAGCCATCTCAAGCAGCAACAGGAGAGGTGCTTGATGACTTTTTTAATAAGTTCCACACAGTAAAATTTTCTTTGATCGATGATCTTACATATAAGTTTAAAAAGACAGAAGTCAGAACGCGCCGATCAAAAAATGAAGACGGCGAGATTGTTACGACTCAAGAGCCAGTCACGCGCATGATGGGCATAGATACAGCCAATGAGCTGTTGCTTGCCCTTGGTCGTAACGATGCAGATATTTCCAAAACAGCGGCTGTGTCAGAGGGTTTTGTGTCTATGGACGATATCCCTGCCCTTCGAGATGCTGTAAACCGCGTTGGTGAAATCATGCAAAACGCTCCGACAAAGTATTTTGAGGCCAAGCCCAATGCAACAATGAGCCTCAGTGATTTTGATACTGCTTTGGTTCCTAGAAACCTTACTGGAAACGAAGAAGTGATGCGGATCTTCAGGGAAAACAACTTGCCTGTAGCGACTTACACTGACTTTGGACCAAATAAAGATGAATATAGAGAAGGCGTAATGCGACAAATGAAGGAAAATTTGTTTTCTGTACCTCTGGCTGGTACAGTTGGGTACGGCGCGTTGCAAAGCGTAGGAGAAGATGATGGCGAGAGCGGCAGTTAAGCGCGTAGCGCAAGCAGAGATCAGAGCGGCTAAGAGCTTCCTAGAGAGGCGTGGGTTGAAGTCTAGTGAGATATCCCCCAAAAAGTTCGCTATGGCCGCTAAAGAGCTGGATAAGGGGTTCTCAGATACACTCAAGGTGTTGGCGCGTGAATTGTCTGGAGGTAATGTCTGATGGCTGGTTTTTGGGAAACTTATGCAAGACTGTCTGTGCCACCTATGTACGATCTCAGTGAAGCAGATCCAGAGCAAATCAAAGGCATGGGTCGCACTATGCTAGACAGCGCAACCATTGTGGGTTTGGGCGGTGAGATCGAAGCTGGCGTAAGAGCGCCGTTTAGCGATAAGACTTTTCAAGAGATCGACAGCGAAATCAATCAAGAGCAAGCTGCGTACAAAGAAAACTATCCAGCAGAATACACAGCATTTAGTGGTTTGGGTATGCTGCCAACAATTGCAGTTGGCGCTCCAGCGGCTGTAACTAGAGTAGTCGGCGGCAAGGTTTTGCCGAATGTTGCGTTTGGCACTGGGGTTGGTGGCTTGAGTGGTTTTATAGGCGGCACTGGAGAAGGCGAGAGCGCAGATCAGAGGCTACAGACAGGCAAAGAAGAGATTGCACCAATGGCGGTTGGCACAGGCGTTATAACAGCGGCTATGATGGGCGCAATGAAGGCAGCGCCTCCCGTCATTAGGTTTTTTGGCAATATGGCCAATAAGGTTATGGGGCGATGAACCGCGCTAGTTTTGGCGCATTAATGTCTAAAGGAGGACAAAAGATGAAGTATGGCAAAAAGAAAACTTCCAAACCTGTCAAAAAAAAGGTAATGAAGAAAAAGGCAAAGCCTAAAAAGAAAGCGTACTAATGTCAGAAACAAAAGATGTCGAAGTTCATGTTACTGGCGTGTCAATGTCGGGAGCTGTGAAAGATGACAACAAGCGATCTGCTCCAACAGATCAGAAAAAATCTGGAAACAAGACGGCTGGAAATAGCTGAATACATGGTTGATGGTCGGGTGACCGACCTTAACGCATACCATAAAAACGTAGGGATCGCAGAAGGTTTAATGCAAGCCTCTGAGGTTATCCGCGAAACATTGAAAAAATTAAACGAAGAGGATGTATAACGTGTCTCATCAGCATGATCGAATATTTACAGATGAAGAAACCAACGCAACAATTGGATCTCATCAATTACCAATCCCCTTAAATTGGAAAGTTTTAGTCCAGCCTAATCAGGTTAAAACCAAAACAGCAGGCGGTATTTTGCTGCCCGAATCATCCAAAGACAACGAAGAATACCTGACAGCTCACGGCACAGTCTGCGCCTTGGGTGACTTAGCGTATCGTGACAGAGATACAGGCCAGCGATGGCGGTCTGAGATTTGTCCAAAGGTAAATGATCGCGTGACCTATGGTAAATACGCTGGTCAAAAAATTGTTGTAAAAGGCGTCAAGTTCCTTCTGCTAAACGATGATGAAATAACATCGATATTGCCAGACGGTGTTGAAGTCTCAGCATATGTAGGGTGATTGATATGGCAGAAAAAGAACAAATTCTGGAAGAAATTGAAGCCGAAATTCAAAAAGCTAAAGGCGATCCAGAGGAATTTGAAATAGAGGTTGTAGACGAACCTGTACAAGAAGCCAAAGAAGAAGCTAAAGATAAGGCTCAAGAGGCTCAAGAGCAGGATGATGATTATGGACCTAAAGTTCAAAAGCGTATTCAAAAGCTGGTCAGCCAGCGTAGAGATGCTGAAATCCAAGCTAGGCAAACTCAGGAGCAAAATGCACAGCTCCAAAAACGCCTTGAAAGATTGGAGCAGGGATCTCAAAAGTCGGCTGAACAAGCGTTTAACCAGCGTTATAACCAAACTAAAGCAGCTCTTGAACAGGCTGTGGAAGAAGGTGACACGAAATCGCAAGTAGCTTTTCAAGAGCAAATGGCCGACATGCGAGCGGCTATGCGTATCGCAGAAATGCAAAAGCAACAAAGTCAGCAACGTGCTGCTGCATCGCCCACAGTTGGCCGCGCACAGCAAGCTGCACAAAATCCAGCCCCACCAAAAGCTATGCAATGGTGGCAGGCAAATAATTGGTTCAATGCCCAAGGCTTTGAGCGAGAAACGGCGGCAGCGCGTTCAATTGATGTCCAGCTTGACTTGGAAGGTTTCGACAAAAATTCGGACGAATATTACCACAATTTAAACAGCCGTTTACAAAAAATGTTTCCTGAGTTATCTTCAGGGGCAAGTCCAAGTAAGGCAAGAGCAAAAAGTAGACCACCAGTCGCCCCAACTACAGGCGGTTCTTCCAGTTACAAGGGCAATAGAGTGAGGATGTCGCAAGAACAACTCAGAATGGCTAGAGAACTTGGAATCAATGATGAAAAAGGTCTTAAAAAATACGAAGCCGAAATTCGGCGTCAGCAAAGGAGCCAGTAATGTCTGAGTCAAGAAATGTTCGTGCAAACCAAACTCGAAATTCTGTGCGTGATGAGGAATCTCGTCCTATGACTGCATGGAAACCACCATCACTTTTGGACGCCCCCGAAGCACGTCCCGGCTATGTCCAAAGGTGGGTTGCTACCTCGATTCAGGGTAAGGAAAGCCCAGACAACGTGTACAAACGTATGCGTGAAGGATGGGAACCGCGCCCTGCTGACACTGTGAAAAGTAAGTTGTACCCAACTATCAATCATGGCCAGTGGGCAGGATCAATTGGAATTGAAGGCATGTTGCTTTGCGAAATGCCAGAAGAAATTAATGCTCAAAAGCAAGATTATTATTCTGGTAAAAACGAAGAGCAAAATGAATCGATTGCAGGGGATCTTGATGCGTTAGGACGGCGTAGTGGACAACCAATCTATCAAGAGCGGAAGTCTGAAACAAGTCGTGGCAGATCTCTTTCTGCCGCAAGCGACTAATTAACGCTAAAAGGAGCGAAAAATGGCAAATGCAGATGCAGCCTTTGGGTTTATCCCAGTTCGTCACATGAGCGGTAATGCACCTCGCACTAACCAATACACCATCACAAGTGGTCTTGCAGAAAACATCTTCACAGGTGATCTCTGCGTTCTCACAGCAGATGGGGTTGTTACGCCACATACGGCCACAGAAGCTAACAACATTGGTGTATTCGCGGGTGTGTCTTACACAGCAAGTGACGGTTCTTACGTCTATAGTGAATACTGGCCGTCAGGCACAGTGGCCACTGACATCATCGCATATGTATATGATTGTCCATATACTGTGTTTAAAGTTCAGTCAGCGGGTTCCCCTGCTCAGACCAATATCGGCAACTGCGCTGATGTTGTTGCTGGCGCTGGTTCCACAACGACTGGTCAATCAGGTTTCGAATTGGATGGAACAATGGCGGCTAGTGCTGCTTCTTGTAAAATTCTTTCTTTGGTATCTTCGCCAGAGAATGCATTCGGGGCTAACGCTGTCATGGAAGTGCTTATCAATGAGCATGTTCTTAAAGACAGTGCTGGTATCTAGGAGGGTATAAACAATGGCTATGAATAGAGCAAATTTTGCTAAAATGCTTGAGCCGGGTCTGAATACTCTTTTCGGGCTCGAATATGACAGCTATCCAGCCGAATATGAGGCAGTATTTGAATCAAACACTTCGCAAAAAGCGTTTGAAGAAGATGTCCTGCTCGCCGGTTTTGGAAATGCTCCAACAAAATCAGAGGGTTCTGCGGTTTCTTATGACGCGGCCTCTCAACAGTGGACTGCGCGTTATCAGCACGAAACAAT